TCGCCCTCAACCATTGCCGACTGCACGGCCCGTGGGCCGGCTGGCGACTGGCCGGCCGCGAGCTGGTCAGCCCCGACGGCGTGCGCCTTTCAGCCGAACGCGTGCGCGGGCTGGCTTGGCGCCAGGAGGCCGAACAGCGCCTGGAGCGCGTGCGGGCGCGGAATACAGCCCGAAAAGCAGGATTGCGCGGCGATGTGACCGTAATCCGCATGCCCCTGCGCGATTGGCACCTCGAACGCTTCGGCAGCAGAGCCGGCTAACGCCGTATGCCCCTGCGGGGCGTGCTTGCCCGGGAAACCGGCGCTTCCCCTGTCAAACGGCCTGATCGGCTGCGCTAAAGCCCTGGCGTGGCGTGCGGGCGTGGGTTGCAGCCGGCTCCTGCGTCGCCCTTGCGGTGGCGGCTGCCCGTTTGACAGCGCACCGGCTCCCCTCGGTCCGCTCGCCATGGCGAGCATCCGGAACACAGCGCCCGGATGCGCGCCATAGCCCACTGACAGCGAGGAAGACCATGACAAGCCCGACACTCGGACATCGCGAGATCTACAACGGCGGTATCCAGTTGCGTGATGCGTCACGGTAAACTCCCCCGGTGATCTAGGGGGATCCATGGAACGACACGAACCAACGCTGGGGCCTGCGCCTGACCTGGCCAACCTCGAATTCCGCCGATCGGTGGCGCCGCCCAGGGTGGCACCGCCGAAGCCGGCCATGGATCTGTCCTGGAAGATCGCCATCGGCGTGTTCGTCGGCCTGTCGCTGTTCGGCCTGGCCACCTGCACCGGCATGGCCATCATCGGCGCCGCAGTGCAGGCCGAACAGGAACGGCACGCAGAGGAAGTGATGGCCGAATTTCGCAGGGCAACCAGCGACCCGGATCCGTTCAGTTGGCGCGCAGCAGCGCAGCAGCAGCAACGCGAGCAGGCGCGGCAAGAGGCTGCGCGCTACGCGCTGCGACCCGGTGAGCGCTGTATCCAGGGGAAGCGCTTCCGGCGCGTGGAAAACGGCTGGATCCAGGTCAGCCGACCATGCCGATGACGGCCAGCGCGGCCAGGTGGCCGGCGTAGTAGCCCAGGAACGTCCAGCGCCAACGCGGCACCTCAACTTCTAGCCGGCCCAGCCACCACAACATCGGCAGCGCCAGCAGCGCCCAGGCGTTGCCGTTGTAGACGCACAGCGGAACCAATGCGGCCGCCAGCGACAGCCACGCCCACGCCGGCCGGTGCACGTGCCGGATGACGAGCGCCGAGGCCAGGAAGAAGCCGACGCCGGACCACTGGTAGTCCACGAACAGCGGCGCGACCAGTACCGCCAGAACCCGCACCGGCAGCGGCAATGCGCGGTCCGCTGCAGCGATGCCCAGCGCCAGCGTGAGCAGCACGTTTGCCGGAAGCCAGTAGCCGAAGGCCGACGCGTGCAGCGGTTGCACGATGACGCCGGCCAGCAGCAGCCGGCGCAGCGATCGAGACCTGGACGCGGCCGGCGCGTGTTCCAGATTCCATGCCAGGACGAACGCGAAGATCGGGAACACCACCCGGGCCGCTTCGGTCAACGCCGGCAGCTGGCCCGCGAAAAACACCTTGTTCACGTGGTCCCCGGTCATGAGTACCAGGGCGACCCACTTCAACAGCTCGCGGCCGCCGGAGGTCATAGCGCGTTCCCTGCACCGACCACCACCGCAGGATCACCACGGACCAATCGCATCGTGCCCGAGGGTTCCGGCGCGAAGCCGGCCGGCTCCGGTGCCGGTGGCGGCATGCCCTGATCCATCCGGCGCTCGCGATAGGGGTTGTAAGGCGTGCCGTACCTCGCGATGGTGCGGCACTCCGCCTGGCTGATTTCGTAGCGCGTGCCCTGCTCTGTCAGGCAGGTGCAAGACAGATCCTTCCATTCGCCCTTCGCGTTCTCGCCCGGATACGACGACATGCAATAGAGCTGCGGATCGGCCGTGACCGGTCGGTCATCGTAAACCGGTGCCGTCCAAGGCATGCTGCCGAACCGGGGAAGGTGTGCGCGGGCGTAGTCCGTGAGGGTCGCGTACTTCAACGCCGGCTTGTCGCCCTGCCCCACGGGTGCCCCGGCGGGCGGCGTTGCGGCTTGCGCCGCAATCGCCGCTTCTGTGCCGGTCAGCGAGGCGGCATAGGCGGATGGGCGGAGGGAGTTGTAGGCGATCCAACCGCAGACTGCGGCCGCGATCACCATCGCCGGCAGCGCCAGCACCTTGAACGGGATCCTGGCCTTGATAGTGTGAATCTCGGCCGACTTGTAGCGGCCGAACACTTCCTTTGGCAGGAACCGGGTCTTGCGCTGGGCAAGCTCGCGCTTGGCCTGCGACTTGATTTCCTCGTTAAGCTCGCCCCAGCTGAACACATCGACCAGCTGCGAGCCGAAGCGCCGGACAACGTGATGATGCGAGCCGATCAGACCGCGAACGAACGGATACAGCTGGTTGGGCTGCTGCGTCGTCCACACGAAGTCCAGACCGCGATGCCGGTGCTCGGCCAGGTCGAGGACATGCCTGGGCGTGGCCTGCCGCGTGGCATCGTGGAGGTGCCCGAACCACTTCCACGCCTCGTCAACGAAGATCAGCGCCCCGTCCGGGACGATGTGCTCCCCGGTCTGCGGATCCCGCTTGTTCCAGTCGCGCGGATCTTCCAACACCGCAGCGAGGCCAGGCTGCAGCCCGTCGATGCCGGCGGCGAAAAGCGGCCGTTCGGCCTTCTCCGCTTCCTGGACAAGGCGCTCCATCATGAGCGCCGTCTTGCCGTTGCCGGGCTGGCCGGTCCACAGTTCGATTGGCATTAGGGCTTGGCTCCGAACCCGCGCTTAAACAGGAACAGCCGGCCCTGCATGATTGCGTGCTTGGCCACGATGGCCGACACGATCATGGTCAGCGCCCTGTCCAGGTTGAGCATGCCCGCCCACTGCATCGCCACCGCGCCGTATTGACCCGTCGCGGATCCTTGCGCGGCGAACTGTTCAAGCTGCTGGATCGCCGGCTCGATGGCGAGTTTGATCGTGCCGAAGTTGATACCAAGCCAGACCATCGCGGAAGTGATGAACAGGCCCAGGCGCGACTTCGCCAGCCAGCCAATGCCGCGAATGATCTGCGGCCAGAAGGCACGGAACGCCTGGCCGAGCCCGGCCAGAATCGTCGGCACCAGAGCGGAAAGCCAGAGTGGCATAGGTGTCTTCCTCAGTTGCCAGCGGATGCCAGGATGCGCAGCGACAGCAGCGAGGCCATGATCAGCACCAGCCAGCCGCCAAGCGCCATCCAGTCGCAAAATGGCCCGATGTTCAGCGTGATGCTCTGCCCCAGCAGGTCAATGGTCGGCGGCGACGGACACGAGCGCGCCCAGCCATAACCCCCCGTGTTGAAGCCGTCCGAGCCGGGCGGACCGTCACCGCCATAGCCGCTCTCATCGCTGTGCGCGTCGTCCTTGGTCTTGTCCTCGGGCACCTGGTCGGCAAGGTCGCCATCGGAAACGCCGCTGGTATCCGGGGTGGGGACAGTGCCCTCGTCGCCGCCACCCGGATTCCCGCCCGGCGAACCGGCGCTACTGGCCGCGATCTTTTCCAGCAGGCACGCCGCCTTCCACTGCTGGATAAGCTGCTGATGCTCGCGCTCGTCGCAGCCGTCGCCCGCGCAGATCGGCATGCCACCGGGGCCGCAATGGCCGCCGGAAATGTTCGCCTTCTTGCGCGTGTTGCAATCGATGCGCCACTGGATGCGCGCTTGCAGGCAGTCAATCGGATTGCCCGTGCACGAAGGCGGCCGGTCGCAGGTGTCACCGCCGGAGGCCTCGTCCTTTTTGCCCGGCCCCTCCCCTTCCTGTTCATCGTCCGGCACACCATCACCGTCGGCGTCCGGGTCATCCTTGTTCGGGATACCGTCGCCGTCGATGTCGTCGTCCTCCCTGTCCACGATGCCGTCGCCGTCGCTGTCCTTGGCGCACGTGCCCTGCGAACTCATCGCCTCGCCCGCCTTGCACACGTTCTGATCGTTGACGCACTGATTGTTGGGCGCGCGGATTTGCCCAGGCGGACAGGTGTCCTCCTTGGCCTTGCAGATGCCGTTCTGTAGGGACATGCCATCCGGGCAGCTGTCCTCCTTCACGCATTCGGCACCGCGCGGGATATAACCCGCCTGGCATTCGGGCACCACCGGCTGGCAGACGTTGAGGTAACCGTTCCAGATGTAGTTGCCGTCCAACGCCTCGCACGTGGGCTTGTTGGCGCAGACCCCACCGGTCGGGCTATAGGTGGTCGTTTCGTCATCGCCGTTCTGGCGATACTTCACCTGGCATCCGTTGTCGCAACCGACCGAACCACTAGGTGGGTAGAACAGGGTTGTTTTCGACTGGCGAGAACTGCACCCGCTAACGAAGAAGTAACTGCGATAACCACCGCTAAGCCAGCCGCCACTACCGGAACGGTACTCAAACATAGAACGGTAGCTGCTGGCCCCTTGAAGCTCGCACCGCTGGTTCTGGTGCTGAAATTGGGTGCGCGTTGCAATGTAGGCGGACAGCTCCGTCATGCAGCGGGAGTACGCGGTGCCCTGATCACAGCCGGCCGCCGTACTCGAGCACTGATGCGGCAATTCCTGGGCGTCTGCGTCGAACAGTCCCGAAGCAGCCAGCAACAGGACGAGCACGAGGCGAAGCATTACTCGCCCTCCATGATGATCCACAGTGCGCCCAAGAACCCGAGCAGATAGAGCCAGCCTTCCATCTTTCACCCCGCAAGAGAGAGGACGGGCGGGAGGGTGTCGGCCCTGCCCGCCCGTGGTGGTCACATCGCGCGGCGCACCCACTTGTAGACCTTGATGCCGACCATCACGATCAGCACCGCGGCACCGATGGACGCGATCGGGGTCGCCGCGCCCTCGATGGCCGACACGACGGCCGACACGTCGACGCCGCCACCGCCACCGCTGGCGAAGGCGAACGGAGCGACCAGGGCGGCGGTGGTACCGGTCAGGGCGGCGGTGAGCTTGGAACGGTTCATGCGTTTTCTCCTAGGCTTGATCTATGAACTTGCGAAGCCGGCGAATGACGAACGCCAACGCCCAGAGCACCGCGATTTTTAGAGCGATGGCCTGGGCATCCTCGACAGACAGCGCCGGCAGGACTGTCTGCTGCGGGATCCAGATTTCTTGGGCGCAGGTGCCCGTGGCCGCGTCAAAGTCGGCCTCAAGGCAACCACGGACGACCTGCGCCATGTCACTTCACCGCTGCGGCCGTGGCGGCCGGGATCGGGATCAGCGCGATACGGCGCCCGACCTTGAGCGCGTCGAAGTCGCCGACTTCCAGCGACGACACATCGAGCAGGTACTTGCCCGGCGGATACGGCGGCTGGCCGTCGCCCAGGTTGATCGTGAAGGGCTTCGGGAAATCGTCCCCGGTTTCAATGGCCGCCTTCTGTTCGTTGAAGATGACCTGCGTCCCGTCCTTGCGCTTGACGACGCGCGGCACGGCATTGCCCGTCTTGATGATGATGCAGTTCATGCGATTGGCTCCAGTTTCCATGCGATGGTTTGGCCCTTGTGGAAGAACACCCGCCACGGCGAGGGCCAGAATTCGCCGGTGAGTTTGTCCACGTAGCCGCCAAGGGCTTTGCGGATATCGGCCAACGGGCCGAGGGCTTCGCGCGCGTCGGTGGGAGCTTTCCACCAGCGGAGTTCGCGCTTTGATTCGTCGCCAAGGCCGCCTACCCCGTGCGTGCGGAATCCCTTGGGGAAGGCTTCGGCCATCGCGCCGGTCCATTTGCTGGCGTACTTCGCCAGGTACCCGACCGCGTTACGGGCCTTCTGGATTTGCGTGTGCCCGTGAGGCCACCAGCCGCGCTTGTCCGCCTTCGGCAGGAAGATGCCGCGCGGAATCCAGATCAACACGTGGTAATGGGGGACACCGGCCTTAGTGAGTTCGCCGACCCATAGGTAACGGAGGCGCGGACGGTTGCCCCGGTAGCGAATTCGTACAGCTCTATCGAAGTAGCCCCGGATTCGCTTAAGAAGATCGCTAATGTCACGAGGGCTGCGGTCGCTTCCCTTTGCGTAGGTCGTGGTGAGCATGTACCACGCTCCACGCGTGGACCCTTTCGTCGCTTCCTGGTCATGGAGCCTCGCTCCCGTAATGATGGATTTCCGAAGCCGCATGGCCCGGATGCGGTCGCCGTCGAGAGCGATAGACACGCGGCGCGTGTCACTTGTTGAAGAATGGACAAGCCCAAGGCTCGCTGCGCTCGCCTTCGAAAACTTCGCGGCGCAGAGAGCCGGCGCGGCCTCCGCAGTGCGCGCAGCAGCAGCAGCGAGAAGCGCCAGCGCGGTCACGCGAAAAGGTCCAGTTGCGCCGGACGCGCGGCAGCGCGGCGGCGGGCGCGCTGGGCAGCGCCGAACAGGAACCAGTAGAAATCCCGGTTCACCGGGTCATGCCGACGCGCGCGACATTCGGCCAGGTACACCAGCGCGGTAGCCTTCGCGCCCTTCATGCCACCCTGCCCCACTCACGGGCGGCGGCGCGACGCTGGCCGGCGCGCAATGCGCGCTTCGATTCCACGACGAGCGACGCGGCCCGATAGGCCGACCAGGCGCGGCGCTGTTGCTCAGCGCGAATGGCACGAGCGAGCCGGAGCGCTCCGGCTCCGATCAACAGCAGCGCTGCGATGGCGAGAACGTCTAGCGCGGCGATCATGCCGCACGCTCCCGGCGAACAATGGTCCTCGAACCCTTGCAGGCGGTTTCAAACTGGTGCGCCCAGCGGTAGGCAGTCGTGCGGTCCGGGCTGGCGTACTCGCGCACCCACTCGCCGGCCGAAGCGTCGAAGCGATAGACAGCGAACATGTCGAATCCCCTACCCCGGTACCCCTTGAACCCGCCCTGCCCGGCCGGGGTAGACCGGAGGGCGGGAGACATCCACACTCGTGGATGTCGCGCACTGTATAAACGACCGTGGATGCTCCGTCAACAGGTGTGGATATGACGACCCAAGAAAAACTGATCGCGGCAATGCGCGCCGCCTTCCCGAACGAGTCGCAGGCTGCGTTGGCCCGGCGTGCTGGGCTGGGCGTGCAGCGGTTCAACAACTACTGCACCGGCATCCGAACCATGGACGTGGATGCCGTGATCGGCTGCGCCCAGGCCCTAGGCTGGGATGTTCGTGCCACCGTGGCGCAACACGAGATGGAGACGGCCCCTACCCCGCGAGTAAAGGCGCTATGGAGGCGTCTCGCCGCGACCGCTGCCCTCCTAGCGGTCGGGGTGCTGGGAAGCGCGCAGGAACGCGTCTATGCGGCCGCGCAGCCATCCAGCGACGCCGCCGAGATGTGCATTATGCGAAATTATAAAGACCTTGGAGGGGGAGGCCTGCCCGTTCACAGGCCATCTGGCCGCTGCTCGCCCCCCTGAAGGAACCGGGCCTCGCCGCATGCGGCAAGCCCGGCCCTCGGGCCAAGGCTTCTGACAGCCACGACCGGGTTTACCTGGCCTCGGCGGCCCATTGCTCCGCATCCGCACCAGCGGGAATGTAGAGCGGCGCCGCCGGATCGGTCGCCGCGCGCCAGACCGCCTCGGCAACGTCCCGGGCACGCGTCCCGGGACCGACCGAGCTGGCCATGCGGACGATGGTGTCCTGCATGAACTGGCCGTACACCGGGTCGTCGAAACCGCGCAGGCCACTACGCGCGGATTCGCG